ATTCTGTATTAGAAGTAAATAATGGGGTTAAACTAGAAGTCCAACTATTATTACCTCCAGCAAATGAAGATGTAGCTATCCAAGAACCAGTTACTTTAGGATGTATTGATAACGAAGCAGTATACAATTCTCCACCTAATGAAGCTCTAAAAGCTAATTGATTAGGTGTATCTTCTGATTCAATAGATTGAGGATTCATTATATAATCTTCAAATCTATTAACTGATATAGGTTGAGTGTAATATCTAATTTCTTGTAATGAACCAGTTAAACTATTAGCTGGATATTCATTATCTGTATTATAGAATGAACTAGTTACACTAGCTGATTCCCATAATCCTCCTACATAATTTACTGATGAAGAAGCTAAAAATCCTATAGTATTACCTTCAAATCCTTGATATATTTTATTACCTGCGTATATATTGTAATTAGAACCAGTTTGGGTAACCATCACTGACCACCATCCACCATCAAAGAAAGGTAAATAAACACTAGCTGTAGTTGATAATGAATTATAAGAAGGATAAAATACTAAATTAGCATATTGATTATAAGGGTTAGGAATTGATCCGCTATATGATCCTGATGTATATCCTGATCCTGTATATGTTAATACTATTCCTGCTCCTTCATCTACTCCGTCTGCTCTAACAAGCCATAAACTTTGAGATAATGGAATATTAGAAGTAGGTAAACCTTGGGTTTGAAATCTAAATTGTACAGTTGAAGGAGTGTTAGTTGCATTTAACGTATCCCAACTTGAATTTAAAGTCCATGGGGTAGTTATTACTCCAGAACCAGTAATTAAATTATAATTGTAAATTTGTTTAAAATAATCCCATGTATTAGGATTTTTATCTTTACCACCATACTCACTTATACTTAAAATAGTTTCAGGAATACCGTATGTAGTAATTAATGCTCTTAAACCCTCATATGAACCTTTTTTCTTTAATAAGAATGGTAAATTGTGGTAAATACGCTTATAAGTTTCTTTATTAACATCATCTGTACCTACTAGAGACGCTGTGTTAGAGGCGGTAACTATAAGGTTAATATACTCTAAACCGGTTGGAGCTGGTAATGTATTTGTAATATTAGGAATATTATATAAACTTCCTGAATTAGTTAATCCTAAGAAAGCAGTATATAAATTATCTACTGAAAAATTGTTTTGATAAATTTTAACACCTAAATCTCTTAATATTTGAGCTACTAAGTCTTTAGATACTCCATAATTTAATCTGTTGTCAGCATTATATTTGTTAGTAACATCTTTAATATAAACCCAAATATCATCAAAGTATTGACCTATCATCTCAATGAATAATTCATATTGAGCGTTTGCTGGGTCATCTAATAGATAGCTAGGAATACTATAAATTAAATTGTTACTATTTTCTAAATCATATTCTTCTGCCTCTACTAACTTAATATTTAACCAAGCTTGTGAAGCTGAAGCGTTTGTAGATAAATTATTATAAGGAGGAGTACTATTAGATTTAGGCCATGAATTACTTCCTGAGTCAAAATATAAGAAATATTCATAACCATCAAAATTAGTTATAATATCATTTATTTTACTATCCCAAATAGTTTGACTACCTGATGTATAATAATTAGTTGAACCTGTTGTATAACTACTACTAACACTATATTGTTCAATTAATACTAATTTATAGTAAAAATTTTCTATACGTGTTTGTGCTGAAGAAAAATTGCAAAAATTACTAAAATTATTATAATCTATATTAATTGAAATTCCTTTTTCAGCAAGTAAACTATTTAATTGATATTTTAAACTTGATGAATTATTTAATGAGGTTGTAGCTTTTAATGAAGAATAATTAATATAATCAGTTGAATTATTAATTTGATCACTAATATTTAAATTAGTATTAGGTCCTTTTAATTGTATAAACTCATCTAATGGTTGAAATACTTGAGTTATTTCAATTTGATAAGCTAAAGGTTCAATTATTGTTTCTACTACCCAACATTGAGATTGTAAACTAAAATCTAAAGGAAGCGGATCATATAATTTAATTAATACTGTAGGATCATTTGGATTACTATTATCTAATAATACATTATTAGCAATAATAAGTTGATTTGATCCAAAATCTAAGTAAAAATCTTTATAACCTCCAAAAGATTGACTAATTTGAATTTGTAATTCTAAAGAAGAAGATACAACATCAATATTAGGTATTTGAGTAGTGTTTAATCTAATTTCAGTTCTATCTGAACTGATTTGATCAATATAATAACGATTAAGAGCGTTAGATGATAATAATGGATTTAAAAAATTATAAACTGTATAGTATTGACCTTCTGTATATCCTTGAGTTTCTAAATCAATTTGAGGATCAATAGTTAATACATTTGCTCCTTGAAATGAATAACCACTATAGCCAATTTCATTACTATATAAAATATTATTATTTAAATCATAAATAAAATACTCTATATAACTTGAAGAAACATTAAAATTATTAGTGACTTCAAAGCTAGATATTAAAGATTCATCCTGAGGTGAATATGTTTGATATTCAAATGTTATAGGATTAACTGGTTGTATATTAACTATTTTACTCATTATTGATTAATGCTACCTGTAGGATTTAATATTTGTTCTTGTAAAGTTAAATTTTCTTGTCTTAATGATGTTACTTCCTCAATTAATGCTTGAATAGTATCATCACTATTACTAAAATCACCAGCGTATGCTTGGCTTGTTTTTATCAAATATTCATGTGAATTTGTATTACCATACTTAGGTATTTCAAAAAATAATGTTTGATAATTAGTAAAAAATTCAGCTATTGAAATAGATGGAGGAACAACTGAACTAGTAGCAGCTGGCTGTACTAGTTGAGTGAATGAAGTATCAATAACTTTTTCATATTGATCCTTTAAAAAAACATTTTTATTTAAATTTACTTGTTCCATTATCCATTAACTACCTTAAAGTAATAATCATCATTAAAAATAAGTACTGAACCACTAAAAATAGTTTTAATTAATATTTGGTAATTTCTTTCTGGTTCTAAACCATTCATATACATTGTAAAGAAACTACCTGAAATATCTGTACTTAGTTTAGTATAAGGATCACTGAAATCTATAATTACTTCGTTGGTAGATAAATCTTTTAATGACCAATATGATTCAGTAGGTAAATAATAATTTTGAAGATAAATTGACGCTGTTTGAAATACTACTGGTGGGTATGTTGGTCTACAATTTACTCTAAATTTATTAATACTACCACTATAAAATGTACCTGGGTTTTCTCCTAATACAACAGTCATTTGATCTGTATTAATAGTAGTGACAGTTGTTGAGCCAGTATAACTAGATGTATCATTCCATCTAAACTCTAATTGAGGAGGATAAATAGTATTAGTATCAATTGAGAAAAATTTAAATTCTACTTGAACATTAGGATTATCTATAAACTCATCTTGATTAGCTTGTTTAACTATGAATCCATTATTTGGTAAACTACTACTAGTATTATAAGTATTAGTTAAACTACCTGTATACCAAGCACTTACTATATTTTTTACACTAACATTTAAATCAATATTATCTGAGTATTGAAATAATTGAGATGATGATATATTATTATACCATACTCCTCCTCCAGGTGTTGTACTATATGAACCTGTAGAACCAGCATTAAAAGATGCTGTAGTCCATTGTATAGAACCTGAATAATTAGTCCATACCCAAGAAACTCCATCTGTAGTTACTGGCTGATCTAAATATTTTCCTGTACCGTTATTCCAACTTTGTGAAGATGGAAAAATATCTATTGTAGTAGGTTCATTTAAACCTGTCACAACGGCCGCGTAACATTGTAAATAAGCATCCCATTGTCTTGCTCCTATTCTAGTACTAATAATACTATTCATTTCGTTTGAATCGAATTGAATTAAAAATCTACTAACTTCAGGATTTGGAACAAATGGACCAAATGTTGTTGTTGTTGCTTCTATGATCTCATCAATACCTGTATTCATCTGTGGGAACATAGAATACATAGTTGCATCTTGAGTAGGAAATATTTTATATACTGCCATTATTTAATTATTATAAAGGTACTACTTTACCTTGAATGTCTGTGTTTAAGTATTTTACTTCAAATATAGATGGATCTAAACTAGGATAAATAACATTATTTGCTGTTGCTCCTGTAATATCGTAAGCATAAGGTGAATATCCTAAATTAGTACCTACTTTATTTACTATATCCACAGTTTTTACTGTTTGAACTCCTTCAATTCTATCTAAAAGTATATATAAATTACGTAATAAGATAGGTTGATTAATTTGCCATTTATCAATTGTGAAATAATCTTGTAATGCTAATATACAAGCTGTTAATACTTGATTATTATTATAGTTAGGTAAAATTATAATTTCAAAATTTACTCCAATATTAATAATAAATCCATCTTTAATATTAATAGAATCATTAACCATTCTATATTGTGATAGATAAGTAATTACATTTTGTTTTAAAGCTAATGAGCCTGTGGTTAATTGACCTTGAGCATTATTACTTAAAACATATAAATCTAATATTGAATTAGATTCACCAGCTGATATAGTTTGTGCTTTAGTAGGTTCAATATATGCTTTTGCTACTGTACCATATTTAGCCGGCATAGCTAATGTTCTAACTAAATAATCATCTTGAGTAACATTACGTTGTTGTGAAGCAAAGTTAGCAGATGAATTTTGTCTAATTTCTTCTTCTGTATCTCCACTACCTCCTCCACTTGCTGCTTCTGGATTTGATACAGCTAATGAATTAAATATTGTATTAGCTGTAGTAGAATTTAGATTACTATTTAAGAATTGAACACTGCCATTAAACTGAGTTAAGTCATTAGACGGCACATTCGCTGAAACTCCTCCTCCAGTTAAGTAACTAAAGGTTAATTGAGTAGTAGACGGAGCTATACCATAGGTACGAGTAAAAGTAAAGTTATTAGGTGAGTAAGCTACTGTTAATCTATCTTTTTCAAATGGTAAACCTAAACCAACATTGTCTGGATTAGGAATAATTTCTTCATCTTTATCTGTTGCGGTTCCAGCACCAAATTGTATTTGTAATGAGCCTGAATCAATAAAACGAGTAACAAATCTTCTTTGAACTTGTTCTAATTGTAATAAATAAGGTGTATCTCCTTGATATTGTGATAAATAAGGATCGTTAGTGTTAGTATTTCTTATTGATTTATAAATTGTATCTTGAGCTAAATAATCAACTTCATACCATGGATTACTATCAGTATCAACACAATCTAATATACCAATAATATTTTCATCATTTAATTCAACAGTTGCAAATTGAACTGGTTCTCCAAATGTATAAGTTTTAGACTTAAGAGTAGCAGAAATAGATTTACGAGTTTTCTTTAATAAAAATGATTGAGGAGTTGTTCCTGTTATTTGATATATAGTTACTTCAGTTGGATCACTTGAACTTGAAAATGAAAAATCAACTGGATCTCCAACTAAAAATGAAATGTTTGAATTAAGATTAGATGTTACTCTAGAATTAGGTTCAATATATAAAGCATAATTAAAATCAGGTATATAAGATGAACCTGAAGATATAGCAGGTACTTGTTGATAAAAATTTATATCAGCTAATGCTACACCTGTTACATTTGGTTTATAACCAAACATATAAGCTAATTCATATAAATTATTTGTTTGACGAGCATATTGTAAAAATGTTTCTTGGAATTGATTATCTAAATAGAATGACAAAACATCACCTACATAAGCTGCCATTTCCATAAACATCATACCTGGTGATGCTGGAGTAAAATCGTTATACGTAGTTGGAAAATACGTTTTAACGTAGTTTACTAAACTAGATCTTAACTCTGTAAAATCTTTATTTAGGTACTTTATATCTTTAATTGTTGCCATTAATTGAATGCTATATCTAATTGATCACTTATATTAGTGTCTGCTATTGTATATTTTAATGTTACTACTACTTGGTTTATATCTGGATATTCTATAACATCTAATCTAGCTACTATAACATTAGGAAAATATAAACCTATTTGGGTTTGAATATCTTGTTTTAAAAAATCAGTATTATTAGCTGTTATTTGTTCAAATATAAAATTTCTTAAATTACCACCAAATAATGGATTTAAATAACGTTCTGGTTGGTTGGTTAAGAAAAAATTTATTAAATTATTCTTAATAGCATCTTTAGTTAAATAAGTAGACTGAAATACTCCAGGATTACTAAAATCTAAACTAACACCAATAGCCGTACCAGTTTTAGTATCAATAGGAAATATTTTTTGTGCACCAAATGCCATTATTATTTATTTAATAAACCCATAATTTGATCTAATCCAACATTACCATCAGGTAAAGATCCATTAATTGCATCTCCTCCTCTAGGTATAAATGTATTAGCAGTAAGAGCTTCTGTTGTCATTGTTCTACCAGATGCCATATCACCTAAAATATTAGCCATAACTGCTTTTTTAGCATTTGGATCTAATGGTTTAGAACTAATTGGTTTAACTGATTCTGTAACAGTTCCATAACCACCTTGACCTGCTGAGGCTTTAGGTGCTTTAACCGCTTCTAAAAGTATTTCTTTCATTTCTTCAACGAATACTTCACGAACGGCTTCTTTAATGATTTTTTTAAATTCTTCTGATTTCATCGTGTTATAAATATTAAGTTAATAGGCTTTTAAATTATCTCTATCAATAATTAGTTTTAATTCATCAATTAA